CCTGAATATCAGAATATCGTGCAAACCATCCGTCCGCCAGGGGGGTTTCCGGCACATGAACAAGCGCCGTTATTACCTTTCCCACTGGATGGGTGGCCATGGCTGTTAGTTCCTTCGTCGTCATACTGGCCACCCCGACTGAGCGGTAAACTGCGCGGACAGGTAGTTTCATCACGCCCAACGCAACTAGCGGGTCAATGACCATGCCCGCAAGCTGCTGGACAAAAGGACGCTCCCCGTGGATTTTAGCTAGTTCCGCGATAATCTCGTGCTGGCGATCCGTATCGAAGCTTAGGATTGCACGAAAAAATTCTGCAGTTAGCTTCCTGCTCTTAGCCGACCTGGCCGCCTGTTCAGGAATCTGCATTTTTTCGGGAATAAACCCGGTGATAAAGCCAATCCCCGCTTCAGAGAAAGCCTCAAGCGGCTGGAAAAGGGTTTCATCTACCCGGCGAAATGCGTCCAGCACCCCCGTGCCATAGGACCGAATCCCAACATCAATCTCCTTGGCAAGGCCAGTCAGAGGGTCTCCCGCGCCAGGCAAAACGGCCGGTGTGGTAGCCGTGTCGCTAGAGAAACCAAGGTCAAGCGAAAATACAGGACCAGAGGTAAGGCCTACTTGGCCATCGCCATCGCCTTCTAGGCCTAGGCCGCTAGCGGCTTCGAGGGCCCTTGTCTCTAAATCAGGAAATCCCGTGCCGAGAGACCTTGTCGTGGGGGGTCGTGTGGTCGTCGGAGGTATCAGCGTAAGTGGGGGCACCGTACCGCCTGTGTACTTCTCTGGATCACCCATGTTATGCAGTCCTAAACACTGTGCGGCCGCGACGTAACCTTGCTAAGCGTCTCTGTTCCGCCTCTCGCTGCTGACCGGCCACGTAGGCAGGAGTCGTCTCGTATTCACTGCGGTAGGACGGGATGCGGCTCTCGAAGTAGGGTAAGAATTTCTTGGCGAGTGGCTTGTTAAACTGGGAAGAGAACTGGCGGCGAGCCGCTGGGGTGTCCAGCATCGTACTTGGGTGTCCTCAAGGAAGGTGCCGTAGGCAGGGGAAATCTTCTGGTCCCCGGTAGTCGCGAACTGGCTCAGCAAATACTGCTGGAAGTTCGGATCGCTACCGGACATGCGCTTAATCTCGCTCATAAGTTTAGACTCGTCGGGAAAGATAGCCTGTGGCCCCCCACGACCGATAGCAGGCTGGCCAGGGAAGACAATCTCCGTCGCAGGGAAAGCCGGACGTGCATATCGGGGTGGAGTGCCAGGGAAGGCCGGGCCCGTCGCTTCGATATCTGCCATCAGCGTTGGGTATATATTCCGAGGGTCAGGAATGTTGCCCTCAGAGCCATAGAGAGTCGGAGTTATTCTAGTGTCGATGCCAGCTTTAATGGCCTTTTGCGAAAGCTGGGGCAGCTTGTTCAAATCTGTTCGGATCATCTCAGCCACAGAGTCTTCCACTCTGAGAGGGTCTAACTGGCCCTCGTCGAACATAAAGGCATCCTCTAGCGACGGATCACGCTCCTGAAAGACGGAGGGCTTCTTTGGCTTGGCGAAAAGCCAGTCTTTGACGCTTGCCACCCAGTCGGCTTGGGGGTTAGCCGCTATTGCGGCAGTCACATGCGGCAGAATCTGCGGGCCAACAACGTCCCGTAAGTGCTGCTGGAACTCCAGGTTTCCGGGGACACTGAGCCCCAGTTCGTCAAGAAGCTCGTCAATTTGACCAGCACTACCGCCGCCGAGAAAATCTTCATTCACTTTGGCTTGGCGGTACTTAGGCAGGTCCAGACGGTAGGGCTCCATTGCCTCAATACCGACATCTGCTATTTCGTTTAGCCACCTCTGTACATATGCCGTAGGGTAGTGGGTAGAGTTAGTCCCGTTTCCGTACTTAATGAGATAGTCGTTCAGGACATCGAGGGTTTGCCCTTCAAAGCGGTCGCGCTTAATCTGGTCCAGATTATCTTGGCGGTACTTGAACAGGAGTTCACTGTCACGGTAGGGATCCATTTCGTGAATGCCGGAAGATACTATTAGGTGTATCCAGTTCGCTACTACTGCTTCAGGGTAGTCGTCAGCGGAATACCCCTTTCCGTAAAGAGCGAGAAATTCGTTCAGGACAGCGAGGGGGTACTTTATCTCCCGCTCGCGTTCCTCCTCGGAAGTCTCGTGCGCCGCAAAGGCCTCGGTGCGCCCCGTTAGCGCATCAATGACTGCGCTGCCTAGGTTGAAAGGCTCTCCGGGAACAGCGGGGGAAACGGCGGGGGGAACGACGGGGGGGTCGGGCATATCGCCCGGGTGAGGGGTCACCCCATAGGCGCCCTCATCGCCTTCAGGGAAAGCGAGGGAAGGCTCCCCAAGGACTGGGGCCACCGGTGGCTGAAGGGAAGGATCGACAATATCAAGGTCATTAGCGAATAATTCAATAGCTTTGTTAAGCCCGTGGTGCCGAATATAAAATACCAGCCTTTGTAGGTCTTCTTCATACAGGTCTTCAGGCACCTTATTATTGAGTAGGAGCCAGTCCTCGGCAGTAACCAGGGGATTCTTCCGCTCACCGGCTATCTTATTTCTCTCGACCATATTGCTAAGAAGGTTAGGATTTTGCTCCAGAACTGCCCGAGCATTCTCTACGCCACCTCTAACCAGATCTTCTAGGATGATCCAGTCGGCGGGGGAGAATTGGTTTTTAAGGAATGGTTCCCCCGATGGGTGGCGAAAGCTATTTACCAGTCGCGTAGTCGCAGCCGTAGGATTTTTATCCAGAGCTGCCAGGTTGGCGGCCAGGTTGGCGGCAGTCTCCTTAGCGGCGTAGTTCTGTATATAAGTCTCAGTTAGGGCGTCGAACTGGGATACACCGTCGGTACTGGTAAAGATACCTTCAGCCGCAGTCACCAAGGCGTACTGTATCTCTTCCTCAGTTGCCCCCTTTGACAGGAGGTCGTTACCTTGGGTGGTTAGGTGCTTAACAACCCTGTCGAGGGCCAGGTTTACTGACAGGGCCTTACGAAGTGCCTCGGGTTGGAGTAGATCTTGCTCGGCCTTTATGGTGTATACAATCCCGAGTTTATTGGCCTCATCACGAACGCCGGGCGTCAGGTTTCGCAATAAGCCGTTCTTGTCTAGGCCAAACAGCTCGAACTGGATTCGCTCCTGACCGGCTGTTAGGATTTGTGGTGGCGTTAACCAAGAGGGGAAAAGACCGAGGCCTTTGGTGAGGCTTTCTAAACTTTGGCCCTTGATTTGGGGCTCAATCGCTTTCCTCAGTGCAGTTCTGGGGTCTCCCTCACCACCTTTAAGGACCGCATCTCTTGTTATCTCGCGAGAGTTCTCCATCAACTGACTCATGATTTCCCGTGAGCGGGAAGCCTCATCAGGAGTTATTTTGAGGCCGGGGTGGTCGGGGGTTCGTAGAATCTGGGCCTGACGGCTATCTAGGTACGGGATCTCCTCGCCAGTCGACGACGTATACGTAGAGTTCTCCAGCGCCGAGATCATTGCCCCAAACTGCTCGCCGCGGAGGGCATTGTGGCCTTTGAAGGTAACTAGGAAGTCATTGTATTCATCGACTAAGATGCGGGTAATGTACTGCCACGGCGCCGGCAGGTTTCTCATCTTTGGGCCGTAGGGGTCAAAGCGGTCGTCCAGCTCCAGTAGGTCGTTAACAATGAAATCAAAGAGGAAGCTTCTATCGACAGGGGCTGTCATACCCAGGGCTTCAGCCTCGGGAATATCCGAGGGAAATATCGGAGACCCTAGACGACCGGGAAGTATCTGCTCCAGTCCTTGTTCCGAGAGTCGGCGTTGAGCTTCGGTAACAAGCTCATTGACAATGCGACCGGCTTCTTCCGGGGTGTACTCTCTCTGGAGGGACCCGTCCTTCTGAAGAGAGACGGAGGAGGGCTCGAAGTCCCCGTCCTTTCCGATACGAAGACTGTTAAGGGCGTCCTGGAATCGGTGTAGCTCTGTGTGAGACATTCTATCTACCTATGTCCGAGAGTCGGATATTGTATCGCTTGGCGATTTCGGCTAGCCGTGGGTCTACGGTGCGACGAGTACCGCGGACCTGAGTCGCGGGGCTGGACTTGGGCCGTCGCTTACGCATCTCTTTTATCTCGTCTACCACGGTGCGGATAGTTTGTTCAGGCTGACTTAGGGGCATCTATATTCTCCCTGGCTTCACGATGCCGTCGGTTAGCGGCTGGCGTAGGTCTCGGGTAGGAGCCTGGGGACCTCCAGGAACTCCAAGGCCTCCAGGACCTCCAGGGGCTCCAGAACCCCCAAGGCCTCCAGTACCGTTACGCCGTCCGTCTCTTTCCTCCATCTCCTGGTCCTTAGCAAAGGCGGCCTCGGCCTCGTCTTCCAGGTCTAGGCGGCGAGCGGCTTCGAGGGCCCTTAGCCTTGTGACCTCTGGATGGCCGCGTACCAGTTGGTTGTCTAGGCGCTCTCTTTCCTGGGCTATATTCTCTAGCCGGGCGTCTATCTCCCAGTAGGTCTCGTCCGACTTCAGGCCTAGCTGGTACTCGCGCAGGCCAAGCTCTCGCCGCTGTAGGTCCAGGGCGGGGTCCAGGTTCTCGAAGGTTGTGCGGACGGCGTAGGTGTTGTGGATATCGGCTGGCTTGACCATCTGGCCACCGACGCCAATAGGTTCTTCCAGCAGCTCTACGAGTCGCAGAATGCGGGAGGTCGTAATGGTTGCGATGTGCTCCATCTGCCGAGTAGGGCCCGCGAACTTTCGGTTGCCCGTGTTAGTGAGTATCTGCTGCTGTCCGACCGTTACGACGCCGGGCTCGCGATAGCCCCCCAGGGGTTTAGGGTAGGACCCCTGCTCTATATCGTCCGTAACCTCTCGGCCGACCTCCATCATCCAGCCGGCCACCTGCGGGGTGGGCATGAGGAAGAACTGGCCCTGCTCCCCCTGTACTATACCTTCGGACGCCATCTCCTTGGCCAGCTCGAACGGGTCCTTAGAGGTGCCGAGGTTAGTATAGGCTGCTCGCATCAACAGGGTATGGTTAGCCGAGCTGCGCTGAGCCTGGAGCTTCAGGCTATCGCGAATGGGGCTGAGTATCCCCACGGCGAAATAAACGGGGTCAAACTCCTGACCGGTGGGCAGCATACCAAAGCCGGAGAAGGCATGGGCGTAGGGAAGGAACCCCGAGTGGTTCGCTTCTGTCCAGAGCATCTGCTTGTGATCGTTGGTCATAACGGCGTGCCAGTGGGCCGTCCAGTAGTGGACCACATCGACGGGGTCGTAGTTGCCGCGTCCTGCCATGTTTAGCTCGGCGCCGTATTTGCGGTACCGGCGTTTCTTCGTTATGGAGAGCTCATGCAGGCGGTCTGCCAGGATGGTCTCGTGTTTTATGGCTAGTGTGGGCTGTTTCTCCATTGGGTCCATCAGTACGTGGGACGGGTGAACGGCGCGAATGCGAACGGGGTTCCAGTCGCGCATCTTGGCCCCGTGGATTGTTTTCCGTTCCCCGTAGTTGTCGTCCGACTCTTCTGGGCCCTGGTCGCCGAGAACGGGGCGGTCTTCGTAGGAGAGCATCGGGCCTTCGACGGGGGCATAGCCGTAGTGAATCAGGTGTCGGCCCATCTGCTTCCATGTGAGTATGGAGTCGTGCAGGGCGCAGTCTTCCAGGATGGCGCCCAGGCCAACTTCAAGGCGGTCCGCAGCCCGTCGGTGAGGGTCGGTATCGCTGATGGGGTTACGGTGGACCTTTGGGATAAAGGCCAACTGAACGTCGGAGGCATGATCGATGATATTAGTCGCGGTGGAGGGTCGGTACTCTTCCCGGTCCTTGACCGCAGCGGGCCAGAGGGGAAACCGGCGGTGGTAGTAGTCGTCCAGGTCTCGCCACTCGGCGTGCGTCTTATTCCAGACTCCCTGGTAGTATTCGTCGGCGCCGGTCAGGTCTAATTCGTTGGGCCGCTTCTTATGGTTGGGCATCTACTTCCTCCGCCCCCATAGGGAAGGGCACTTTACCACCTTGCGGGCACAGCGTGGTGTTGGCTTGGGGATCTAGTGGTATAGGCCTGGTCGCGCATCTGCCAGGCGACGGCCGTCGCGGTAGGGTAGTCGTCGTGCGCCCCCTGCATGGCCTCTACCCGGTTGCGCTTCAGTGGGTTCTTAATAACGTTGAAGAACTGCTCCAGGCCGCTGCGATTAGGGATGATAATGCGTCGGCCCCGAATGGCCTCCATCAGCTCGCCCCACATCACGTCTCGGGTAGTGCCGTCGGTATGCCAGCCTATCTTCTTGGCCCCGCGCCTGTTGGTAGTCCGGTGGTAGAGCCTCGGATACCGTTCCCGCTGGGCTACCGAGATGGTCATCTGTCCGTTCTCGTTATCCTCTATCCCCCAGATGGGGTTGCGGTACTCGCCCAGCATCCGCATGGTGTGATGTGCCAGCAGCTCCGGGACGAGCATGGAGTCCAGTATATCAGCGACAACGTACCCCGTAGCGAGGTCTATCAACACAGAGACGCTATAGTCCCGGCCGGTACCGTGAGATGTGTCGGTGCCGCACATATACCGGGCTCCGACTCTCCAGTCCTGGTAGATATTGACCGGGCCAATAGTTCGTATGGGCTCCTTAACGTCTTCTAGCATCTCCTTGAGCCGGGCCTGATCAAAGGCCCCCAGCACCTTGGAGGGAGCCAATGCCTCGGTGTCAGTAGTCGGAAACTCCTGCTCCATGTAGAGCTCAGGGTCCATCAAGGAGGTGGAGGGCATAGCCTCCTTTTCCCTCTTATACCAGGCAGCGTCCCTGCCGGGCCGAGAGTTCCAAGGGAAAAAGAGCGTTGTCCAGCCGTTAGACGGCGCAGCCCGGTAGGTCTCCTTGAACCCCGAGATCATTCTTTCCTTCTTAACGGTCGATCCCATAATGATCTGCGCCCCAGCCGATACGGTCGGCAGTATGGCCGCCATGTTCTCGTCCAGGTATTCATGCTTTTCTGCTTCGTCCTGGACGATAAGCGTCGCGGTAGTACCGGTACCAGCGTCCTGCGTGGCAGGCATAGCGGTGATCTTGGAGTCCTGAGCCGCAATGGCGATTTCCGACCTGCTATCCGTCGTCAGAGGAAGCTGCCAGGCGGGAGGAAGGGCCTTATAGATGAACCGTACCTTGGCCAGTAGCTGCTTGGCTTCCGTCTGTTTCAGAACCCTCGTACCAACGGAGCCACCAGACAGCGTAGGCCGCGACAAGCCAGCTAAAACCGAGCTGACGCGCCTTTAAGACGGCTATACGCCTGTTGAGTATATGGCCGTCCGACTCCCTGGCAGAGAAAACCTCGGCCATCGCCAGCAAGTGAGGCCACTTCTCAAATAGGATCTTGCCCCGGAGAGGGGGAGGCTCCATGACGTAGACGAAGTCCAGCAGGTTGACGAACGAAAGACGGCACATCTCGAACCGAGCCTTATCCCGAATGCGCTCCTCGTCCTTAGAAGTCTCTTTAGGTGGGGCAACTAGGGTCACTTCTTCACCTCGTAGTGGCTAAAAGCCTCTTAATCGTTATCCCCAATCTCTCCTGCCTCGGCCCTCCATTGAGGTGCCCAGATGGTGCCAGGTGCCAGACTCCCGCCAGACGTGCTCCCACGCACCGTAGCCGCACTGAAGGGAGTTATACATGACCCGGTACCCCCCACAACCTCGGCAAGTAGCAGTCACAGCCCGAGAACCATTCGGAGATGGGACAACCCAGATATGCCGATGCTCAGACTCTAACATAGATACGGCCTCAGAGTAACGGCACAGTAGTAAAAGTGTCAATGACAGAGACACTCACGCCATAACAGAACACCCCCCCTACTACTACTAACCACCCCGCGGGGAGCTCGTAGTATCGGTAGAGGGTATTAAGAATTCTCTACTGGGCGCGTAGAGGGTATTAAGAATTCTCTACTGGGCGCGCGCTGCCCCCGGGTTCGCAGCATCGCATCTCCCCAAAGGCCTCACGCGCGCGCGCGCGTTCCTATATACGCGTAGTGCGGGCACACAAGCGAGTCGCTCTGTTGAACTGAGCTGGCGCGCCCGGCATGGTGGGGGGGGGCTCGAGGCCTTCGTCCGGAAACCACAAAAAACCCACGGGCCCCATGGCTTGATTGACGACCTGACCAGATCAATGCCCTATAGACTCCCAAGACATCCCACAAAAATGCCCACAAAGTGGTACCCGCAAGAGTTGACAGTGCGCACAGGGTAGGCTAGAGTAGAGTGGTTGACAGTGCACACAGCAACAGAGTAGGCCCGGGTGTCGGGGCAAAGCGACACAGGCAAGGGGACCGGAATGGAACACAAGAACTCAGAAATAGCATTCGACCACGCGATCAAGGTTGGCGCGCTTAGTGCGGCACCCTACGAACCGCATGGGCACGGGCTTGAAAGCTGGCCGTGCTCGTGCCCATGGTTTGGCTTTGCTGGCGATTACATGTACATGTATTCCGAAGGCGGCCTTGATTACTTCAAGCACATAGACACGCGAGAGTACATCAAGGTTCGGGCCGCACTATGACCACAGCCACGCTCAAAGGTTGCTACGCATACCCTGGCCGCTACCCTTTCACGCTAAAAAGGGCGGCCGCTAACGTGGGAGGGGACCTGCAGGTCGTTTCGAAAATGCCAGGATATTCTACAGGAATCCCAGCAGCAGAATGCAAGGCTGGAAGCAAGCTCCGAAAGGTTCCAGGGTCGACCTGTGAGACTTGCTACGCGTTCGAAGGCTTCTACAAAGTCTACAAAACATCAATTGACCGCGCCCAGTACGCGCGCCTTGAGGCGCTCGACAATCCCGAATGGATAGAGTCAATGGTCCGCCTTATCGCGCACTATTGCACGGACGGCGGCCGCGAGTCGCAGCGCGGCCGCTATTTCAGGTGGCACCATAGCGGTGACCTGCAAAGCTTGAAACACCTGTGGCGCATCATCGAAGTTGTCAAGCTCACGCCTAACGTCTACCATTGGGTCCCTACAAGGGAATACCGCGTCGTAGCCACGTATCGCAGGCTATACGGTGAATTCCCGTCTAACGTCGTCGTACGTCAATCCGCGCATATGGTCGACCATGCGCCGCCTTCAGGCTACGGTTTGCCCACGTCGACCGTCGTAACGGACCACGGGAAAGCAACTTGTCCTGCGCCAGATCAAGGGAACGCGTGCCTAGACTGCCGAGCGTGCTGGGACCCTAACGTCGCCAATGTGGCATACCTAAAACATTAACACGGAGGAAATTATGGACAACGCAAATTGGAACAGTCCGGCAGTTTGGCAAGCGGTAAATGCTAGCAGACCGTCCAGGTCCGTCTAGGATAGTCCCGCTGTACCGAATGTGGAGGTCAATATCCGATATCGATCTGAGCGATAACGATCGGGCGCTTGCGTGGTATCTGGCGCGCTCATTTATTCGGATATCGGCGATGGTACAGGAAGAAATAGACTACACCCGCCTCACCAGCTAGCACCCGCGACAACCACCAAAAACCCAGGGGGGGCCAACTGGCCCCCCCTTTTCTATTTGTGTCTCGAGACGCCCCGCCTACCCTACCCCGCCTACGCCGGCGTCAGGGCCCATCCGCCGGCACCACGCCGAAACTAATGCACCATATGGGCAGACGCCCTCAGCCCCGGCGCCCTCAGCCCCGGCCCGTCAACGCTTTGGGCGCAGCGTCACCTGGCATTTGGGCAAGAGCCCTGAGCTCGGCCTCGGACAGGTTGCCCATCTCCGGATGGACGTGCTCAATACGCCCGGCTATGGCCACCTCGGAGCGATCTATGAGCATCCCACGCACTTTGGCAAGCACCTCTAAAGCCTTAACCCTGGCGCTCGGAACATCAGACGTAGGAACATCAGCATCAGACTCCCTTAACAGCCTTTGCAGAATGAGATCAGTAGTAGATTCTTCAGCGTCTGTAACCCTGTCGACCAGTTTAATAATCCTAGGGGAAATCCGAGGGTGATTCAGCAAGGCATCGGCATCGGTCTGAACGG